CTAACAGCCGGGTGGCGTCAATGGCGTTCACCAATGAAACAGGGTCAGTGTTAGCAGTTTGAGATATTGACGGCCAGCCCTGCGCAAACCCTTGAAACAGCGTCCACGTTGTACCCGAATACGTTGCTTGCACCCGCACCGGCACCATTGGCACCAAATCGTTGTAGTACGGCCCAGCAGCGTTGTCAGGATCAAACCGCCGATCACGGTTATCTAACAAAATTTGCAACACGCCCGGTGACTGCGTTATGTATTCGGAACGCTTACCACGATCAATGCGTATTTCACGCACATACGGTGTCACTGCTTCCCATGACGGGTTTGTGTCCAACGGAGGATACCCAAACGCCATTTCAACAGCGAACGCTATTCCGTCAAACTGGGCTGGCAATCCTTGGTATGTCAGGTTGCTGGCGTCATATGTGACCGTTGACGCGTCGTACGTGGTCATCGGGGCCCGGTTCCGATCAGTTCACCACCGGACGCATAGTAACGGTTGACGCTTTCCACAATTTGACGGCCAACCTCGTTACCGTCAGTTCCGATACCGGCGTTGACAGTGATGTTGTACGTGTTGACGATCCCTGACGGTGACTGAGACAGGCCACCCAAAAACGCTAGTTCCTCTTGTGCTGGCACGTTGTAGGTGTCCGGTGTCGCAGCCAAATTCAAAATGCGTTCCAACCGGGCAAAATCGCCCGACATGACTAGTTGCAGCTCTAACGCTTTCGGAATCCGCTTGGCGTTCTCAGACAAACCAGCCACCAGCAAATTCGCTTCACGCCACTTATCGGCGTACTCGTCGGTCCCTTCCGTCAAACCGGATAGTTCACCCATGATGGTGTCCAATTCCTCTGAGAACCGGGCTAATTCTTCCTCAGCGGCCAACCTGCCGTAGAACGCATCCAATTCGTATCCGGCTTGCTTGACCGAAAAACCAAACTGGTTGATTTGGTCATCCAAATCAATCACGTTGATGGTCAAATCAGAAACGCTGTCAGCGGACGCAGCAGCAATCGTGTTCAGTTCGTCAAGGGCGTGCGCACTGTACGTTGACGTGAGGGCGGCACGTTCTTGTTCTTCGGCTAGCCGTTCCGTTTCCCGGCGTGCAGCTGCATACGCTTCGGTTGATTCGTCAACGGCTTGCGCCACCACCGTGGCGGCGTCCTCGTTTCCAAACAGTTTTTCTGTCAACCATTCGAACCGGCCACCGGTGTCGTACGCTTGGATAGCGGCCTCATCCAACGTGTCATTCAAACGGCGTTGCGCATACTCGTCACCCAAAATGGCGTCAGCCACTTCACCGGCAGTCAACCCTAGTTCGTCCATGGCGTCACCAAGTTCACCGGTCGCAAACTTGTTGACCAACGTGGCTTTGGCGGCTTCCTCCGTGCTGCGTGTCTCATCGTTCAACGCCGCTACCAATTCGTTGGTGATTTCCGTAACCCGCTCTTTGTGTCCCGCTATCGACTGGTATGCGAGAATTGCCCCGCCAAGGGTGATCCCTAGCAGCCCCAATGACGTGTTAGCGGTTTTGGCGGCAACCCCGAACCCTTGCAGCGTGTTGGAAAACGCACGGAAACCGACGGCACCGGTGCCTGCCAGAACAATGGTTTGTTGCATGCCGTCCGGCAAGGCAGTGAACGCATCCACAACAGGGCCAACGGCCCCCATGACGGCTTGTAACGCTGGCACCATGGCTTGACCCACGGTTGCTTTCACGTTTTCCATTTCTGCCGCCAATATGCGTTGCTGGTTGGCAAGCCCGTCAGACGTGTTAGCGAAATCGCCTGACATCTTGGCGGTCTCTTCCATGATGAGCCCGTAGCGGGCCTGCACCTTTTCCGCTTCCGTCATTGACGCAGCGCTGTCGGTGATCCCGTTCGCAAGCGCATATGACTGCACGGCAGCTGCTGATACGTCGATGCCAAACTGCTTCATACCCTCTGTTTCGCCGGAGAGGGCCTGCCGGAATTTTGTTGCGGCGTCGGGAATGTCAAGGTTCATCACCGATGCAAAATCAGCAATACGAGTCGTCAACGTTTCGGTCACGTCTACGATGTCTTGGTCAGCCGTTGTCAGCTGTTGGGTGAACCCGGCGAACTGCACAGCAAACGCATTGAAATCTTTTGCTGACAAACCAACCGTTTTGGATGCTTCCTCACCCAATTTCATGATGCCGCTAGCAGCATCACCGAACGTGACAGCAACAGCGTTCGCACTTTCCGCAAGGTCTGATGCTGCGCCTATTGCCTCTTTACCAAAATTGACAATTTCCCGTGCAGCAAAAGCGTTCACCGCAGTTTTCGCAAGGTTTTTGAATTGGGTGTCAAGTGACCCGGCGGCACGTTCCGCTTCTGCCAACCCCGCTTTGGCCCGTGCAGCGTCAGCAATAACGTTGATTGAGATGGACGCTTTTTTGCTAGCCATTAGACGTTCCTATTCCAAATTTCGTAGATTTGCGCCAAGTACGCATCCATCACTTCGTTCACACGACGATCAGCGGCATCGTACAAAAACGGGTTGGGGCGAATGTTGCGGTTCGCCCAACCGAAATGGATCGGGCCCGCATACGGAACACTGGCACGTCCGGCGTACACCTTGCCACCGGACTGCACTTTGGCGGCACGAATTGATTTGGCAAGTTTGCCGCTGCGAACAGGCACCAACCGTTTTGCTTCGTCAACCACAATTTGTGCGGCGTTGTATCCGGCTAGTTTGAAATCCTGTTTGGCGGCTTCGTCAAGTTTGTTGAGCCCCCGGCGCAGTTTGTTGAGCCCTTCAATGGATACGCCAACGTCAGCACCACGGGCACGTACCGCTTCAACTTGGCTCACAACGTCGGCCACCGGTCAACCTTTCTGCTGCTCCAACAGGATTGCACGCATTTCCTGTAGCACTATTGTAGGGGTTGCCAACAGGTCGGTTGGGGCGATACCAGTACGCACCGACATTAGGGCTATCTCACGGGCAAAATGAGTGTTGACCCGTGGGCGTCCCTCTACGTTTCGTCTTTTGGGACTAGACGAATCTCACGAACAGTAGGTGCCCATTCTTTGAACGGCTTGAGCGTCGCACCGGTGTCTTTGATGCAGGCATAACCAAGGTACGCAAGACCTTTCCATGTCTGCTTCAGCTGCCAGTCACGAAACGTCATGTCGGTGTGAAAATCTTCCCACGCAATGAGCGCACCCATTGACACTTCGTATTCGTGCGGTTCACCATCTTTCATGGTGACTTCGACGTTGTACGGCAACATTGACATGCCGTCACCCTCCTAAGTTGTGTTCCGGTCAGCTTGTGGCGCGTGCCAGCGTGCCACCCGTCCACGTCATCACGGTCATGGCGGCGTCACCGTAAGTTCCGGCAACCGGGTTGTAGCCGGTGATGAGCGCACCCGTGATGGTGTACTCAGGGTTGGTGGCCCCTACTGCGCTTGACGTGGGGAGGAACACCAGCGTGGTGGTCGTGCCAATGAGGGCGTTCACGGTGGCGTCAACGCTGCTGGCTTCAAAATCTTGGTAGAACGTGACCGAACCGGATGCACGCTTGCGTCCACCCACCATTTGATCCCACACGTCACCCATGCAGGTCACGTCAACTTCCGTGGAATTCACGTCAAAAGCGACTGACTGCACATGGTCGGAAAGGTCAACGCTGTTCACGGTGACGCTGTAGTCAGTGCTGACAAACTTGCTCATTCGGTTTCGTCCTCAGTCTCAGTGGCCTGTTCAGCCGTGGTTGACTCGTCCTGCAATTGCAGGTGGCCTGAGGCCACCAACGCCACAATGTTACACCCCGGCACGTCTTGTTCCGTGACGATTTCGCCACGAGCGTAGCCACGCAACTTGTCTGATGTGACGCAATACAACTTGGTCATGGTTCCACCATCACTTCGATTTCAAATTCGGCACCTAGGTAGATTTCGTCACCGTAGCCGATGTTGCCGATATTAGTGCATGAAACCACGTTGGCGTAGGAAACCGTACCGCTCAACGTGCGATCCGTCGCTATCAGCTGGTCAACGCTGTCAGTGCCATAAATGAGCGGGTCTAGGCGGGCAATGTTGTTGTCAAAATCAAACCGTTGCACCATGAACGTGGCTGTGAAATACATTTTGATGAGGCCACGTTGCATAGCGTCACCGTATTCAACGGCGATGCCACCGGGCACAATGATGGCGCATGGGGTTATGGCTACGTCCGGCGGGTTCTCAAACGCTATTTCAATGGCGGTGGACGCTTCTAGGGCGTCAGCCAACGCAGCTTTGATTGTGCCGTAGTCGGCCATCAGCCAACCCCGAACAGTTTTGTACCTTGCAACAGGGCAGCAACGTCAGGGTCGGTGCGTGAGATGCGGACGGGCCCGAATTCTGCGATGGCACCGGCTTGAAAACCAAGGGGTGACGCTTTGCGCTGATACAAACGGCAGGCCAACAGCAACGCAGCCTGTTTGATGTTATCCGGTGCTGTTTCGCTGTACGCAAATTTGGCGGTCACTTCAACGGTGGGGCGTCCATAAATGGACAACGGCCAGCCATTATTGACGTTGGTCACCGTCCGATACGGGGTGGTGTTGCCAACTAGCACATAATCGGTGGTAACGGTCAACGTGGTTTCAAACGTGCCGTCTTGGTCGTTATCAACTTTGATAACAAGCCCGGTTGCTGTTGCGATGTCATCCACGTCAAGGATGCTGGCAGTACGGGGCAGATACGTGCGAGTTGACACGTCAGACACTTCAAAAGTGCGCCCAGTGTAATTGTCGATCAGTGCTTGCGCAGCTGCAATGGCGGCACCTATGGCGGTGTCCTCAGACGTGACTGATGCCGGGATGCCCAATGACGCTTTGACCAGCGCAGTGGTTGTGTACGCC